GTCCTCACTCTTGCGAGAACCTCCAAATGTTACACGAGTTTCTCTTTCTGGCTTATGAATAGCCATTGCAGGATGCTGAGAACGAGCTAACTCATTATCAACAGCTGACATTTGATCGCGGGTTCGTGCCCGATAATAGTCATCTCGCTGTTTTGCGATTTCAATGGGTAACCTGCCAAGTAACAATCCACCTACTCCAATAACTCCGGCATGTTTGCCATCGTCTATTGTTGGAGCATCAAAATCTGGGTATTCGTCTCCTCGTACTAATTCCCAACCTTCTCGTGACATGGCTGAAACATTTTTACGATCGTCAAAACCCATAACTTCTGCACGAATCCACCTATGAACATAACCTTCTGGTGGTTCCGGTGCTTCTAAAGCTGATGGCGGCTTCCAGGGCCCTCTGCGTGCATTTTTTTCGCGAGTGTCTTGAGCACGTGATATTCTCGTATTACTTTGGGGAGTTGTGTTCTCCGTTTTTTCGTTTGTCATATTTTTACTCCTTCACATATTTTGCGTATTCTTCTAACGGTACGCCTAATTTCTTTGCTATTGCTACTTGTGAGGGCGACAACCGCACACTTTTTCGTCCACCTTTATTGCGGGATCTAGAAGTCTCAGCAGACGCAACTTTACGACTTCCTCCGTTAGTAGTCTGGGTTCCTAACTTATGAGGAAACTCAGACGCTAATCTTTTATCGAGTTCAGCATAGTATGCTTCACTTTGTGGGTCAAACCCTTCATCCTCAATTAAACGCCTGTGGATACCAAATGAGGCGTATGTCATAACTTCATCTTGACCAAACCACTCATTTTTGTTAGCCCACGCTTCAGCTTTTGGATCTGGTGGCTGTTGCGTTTGTTGAGGTTGTTGTACTTGTTGAGGCACAGGTTGTTGATTCACAGGTTGTTGAGCTTCTGCAGCAATTGGTTTTTTAATTTTACCTTTTTCAACTGCTAACGTAGCCAAAGCTTCTTGTGCTTCTACCATTTTATCAGCATCTCCAGACTCATGTGCATCTTTCATTGCACGTTTTGCACTATCTATTTGTGAATCAATTCGTCCTCCAAATTCTTCTTGATATCCCTTATCTAAATTTTGTAAGCGATTTTTTAAAGACTCATTTTCTTTCTTAACGTTTTCTGCAAATTCAACCGCTGATTGTTTTTGGCGTTCTTCTTCGCGCATACGTTTAGTAAGCTTATCAATACGGGTTTTAACACCTGCACTATAATCTTCCAGTTCGTCTTTTTTTTCTTCATCTTTTTCTTCGATTATTTCAGTTACTTCTGTTTCTTTAGGTGGTTCCGTTTCGCTTTTAACTTTTTTAGCGTCAGGATTTACGTCTACTTCCACAGCTTCTTCTTCTGCTTCGCCAACGTCTAGTTTTTCTTCAGGCATATTTTTACTCCTCTAAATATGTTTAACATCATCAGGTTCTAAAATTGTAGCAATCACTTCGTCATCATTAATGATACGAACTTCTCCGCCATCTATTTTAAAACGCGCTCCAGCGTATCGGCCAATACAAACCCATTGACCTTCTTTGCACCAAGCAGGTTCGCCTGATCCAAACTTTGCAGGATCTTTATAAGCTAAAGGTCCTATTTTTAATACATAAGCAACGACGGTTGCCAATTGCTCACGTTCTCGCACAGCATCGGGAATATAAATTCCTGAGTCTGTTGTAGCTTTCCCCATATAAGGCATGACTAAAATACGCCATCCTGTTGGTTGAGGAAGTCTTTCCTTGAGGTTTTTCTCTATTAAACTCGGATCAAGAACTTTCGTGTCTTGCGGTTTATAAAGTGGTTCAACATTAATCTTCTCAGTTTTCTTCTTTGCTTTCGCAACGTGATCGGGCACATAAAGTGTTTTCGACATAGATTTTACCTTTCATTAACTTTCTGCTTTCTCGTTTTTATCCAGAGCATCTTTAACTTCTTGCTCTGCAAATTGCAAACCTTTTAACTCGCCTGCCAGTTGGCGGTAGTCCTCCATAGTTTTAGGACTACCAGCGAGTATGGCCTGTTCTGTTAATGCTATTCTTTCTTGTAACGCTTTAAGAATAGCATATGCAAAATTCAATGGATCCACTAAAAAGATCCTCTAAACTTCGTTCCTTTTACCATCGCTCCTGTGCCACGAACACCTTCCGTTTCACCTAATGAAGAAGGAGAGTTATAACCTTGTATGATTTTAACGTCAGCTCCCACTTCCATAATACCTTCTTCTGCTAAGGAATGTTGTTTATCAAAGTCGGCTTCGGATGGAGAATATCCTGCGTCTTCTTGTCTTTCCATAGAAATACTTAAACGACTACCTTCTTCATCTCTAAACTCAATGTCAACACCACCATGTCTATAGTTTTTAGCAACACCACCTTTAGCGTTGTTTTGAGGGCCTGTTCCTCTATGTTTAGATTTTTTATTCTTTTTTTCGTCGGAAGTCTTACCTTCAACAATTTTGGCAGCTCTTTCTCTATCTGCATTTGAGATAGTTCTTGAGTCTTCGCCCATAATTTCTGTTACGATTGCTATAGCATCTTTATCTGAAATAGTTTTAGAAGGTGTTCCGCCACCAGAACCACGGTTAATTCTTTGGTTTGGTCTTTTTCCAAAAGCACCGTAAGACTCATCGCGACGATCTCTCATGCTTTGGCTTTTTGTTCTTTCAGCCCCAGTACGCATTCCTAAAGATTCGTCTTCCCTAGCAGCATAACCTTGGCCTCCTTTATTGTATTTCTTCATCTTCATTATTCTTCTCCTTGGTTAATAGTTTCCACTAAAATTACGTCCTCGTATAGCTGCTCCACCTGTAAACATACTATCTCTTACGTTTGCTTCTTCAAAGTCTAATGTGACTCCGCCTTCTGCTTTATTCATTAGAAATAATTCTTGTTTAATTATTTCTATTTTATCGTCGTCACCATTAACTTTTGCATCTTCTAATTGTTGTAACAATTGTTTGTATCTACTTGCCATTAGAATATCCCCTTAAATGTAAAACCTTTAATAGCTACGCCTGCACGACGGGCCATTCCGCCTCCAGCCATATTCATTTTAGATTGTTGTAAACGTCGTACTCCGCTGCTATGCGCTGCACCACCGCCCATAAAACCATCGCGATCGTTCATTTTCTTAGCTTTTGCTAACATTCCTTTAGCAGCGTTCTTAGGAATATACATTTGTTCTGCCATTTGACCGGCTAATCCTTTAGGTCTATTCATACTGTTCTCCATAGCATAGTTATTAACATTACAATAATTGTTCCTGCTGCGCCTATCATTATATGTTCTAAGCGTTTTATCCTTAGTATTGTTTCTTTCCAACGTTCTGCACACACAGCTTCATGTGTTTCTAGTTTAGACGCTACTTTGGTTACGGTCGGTTTAGTCATGCTTTTTTCTTTTTATGTCGTTTTTGCACGGAAAAAGACGCTTTTTTAACCGCTCCTGGGTGCGGTGCATAATCGCCCTTCATAAGTTTGTAACCTTTTCCATCTTTCATCCAATGAAATCCATCGGGTGCATCTACTGTTTTAGTTGCCATTATGCATCTCCGCATTTCCATTGTCTACGTGACCAATAATTAGCAGAACATCTGTCACTTGCTCCTTTAATACCACCACTCCGTGCACAATAACTTTTTTTGTTGGCTTTAATGTGTGACTTAATTGTCATATTCTTATCACCAAAATTAACTTTCTTTACTTTACCGTCACACTTTACAAAAACTTTAAACTTCTTTACGTCACCCTTCATAGGTTTGTTAAGTGAAACTGTTTTTCCTTGGTATATTGCCATTAGTTTCCTACCTTGTAATCCTTACGCATCTTTTCTCGAGCAACTGTTGCACGTAACTGCGCTATATCTTCACTAGAATTAATTCTTTCCGCTGTCAATTCTTGACGACCTTCTTCACGATTCTGTTCGAAATCTAATCGTGCGTCAAACTCTAATGCTTTACGTTGAATATCCGCTGCTTTAATTTCTAATTCTTTCTCACGTAACGCTACCAATGGATCTACTTGTCCTTCTGGCGGAGGTAGTAATGCTGCAAATACTTCTTCGGTATATTGAGCAATAAGAATAGCTACACGACTTTCCCCATCTACTTGTGGAGGAGGCATTCCTTGCATTTGTGCTTGTTGCGCTTGATCCATGGCTTCCATCATCGCTACTCCTCGTGCTTTAAAAGCTATATGTTCACAGATATGAGCAAGTAACATTGCAAAAATACCTGGTGTTGAAGCTACTACAGGAGTTTTCATAAAAGCTAAGTGACTAGCTATATGAGCATCCTGGTCTTGTTCTTGAAATGCTGTAAGGTTTTCTTGAATTAATGATCGTGCGTTTTCAATAGCAGGATCAGTAGGTTGAGGTTCTTGAGGAGGAGGAAGCAACGTTTCTATATTCTGTACGCCTACAGCTTCGTATATTCTCCTATACGCCTCATACATATTATGCATTTGTGGGTTAGATTGTGCGAGTTGTAATTGCATTTGTGCTAATGAAAGTCGTTGCGACATAGAAAAAATATTAGGATCAGAAACATGTAGTATGTCTACACGATCGTCAAAGTCCATTTGTTTTACAAAAGCTTCCGCTCCCCAAATATTATAAGGATACATTGGAGGCATAGACTCAGCAAAAACTTTAGCCAACATAGTAAACTCTTGTTTCTGCGCATAATGCATACGTTTATGAATCGCAGACATTACTTTAGAACCTTTTTCTAATAACGCTATTGTTGTTCCTACTGCTGCTGATTGATTACCATCACCCACTTGTAAATCAGCAATAGCTGCAAATCGTCTCCCAGCGTCAACCACAAATCCTAAGAGTTGCATCAATGTCTGGCTAGGTTCTTTATAAGGAAGAGGAAGAATGCTGTCCTTTAATGCTCCACCCGGAACATCGATATCACGGAATTCACCAGGAGACAGGGGCTCGTCAGGCTCACGAATTCGGATACCTCTTGCTTTAAAACCAGCAGGAAGATTGGCTAATGTACCTGCATCAATAAGCTGACGAAGAATGGAGGTAGCCGATCGTCCAAGGCCACCTATCATATGTAATAAACCAAAACCATAAAAGCCTAATCCAGGTAAAAACTTATAATGTGCAAAGTATTCTAACTTTTTGTAATACTCATCACCCTCTTTCCAGTTTCTACGAATAGATAATATTTTTTGACTTTCTAAATCTATCGTTACAATATATGGTATTTTAATTCCTGTTGGTAATCCTTCTAAAGGATCAGTATGTTCATAACCTTCTAAATCAATATTGGTATGCATTTCTATTAACGTACAATCATTATCAACAGATGTTTTTGAGATACCAGAAATTTCTCTTTCTTTTTCCCGTAGCTCATCATCCAACTCATAAGGTTGTAACGGAATGTCTCTATAGAATCCTCCCGCTTGTAATTTTTTTACTTCGTTCTCTGCCATACGAATAACATGCGTTACTCTTGCTGCAGAATATAAATCGGTGGCGTTGTATGGAACCACTAAATCATCGGCGGGTATAAACTTAGAAACCGCTCTGTCTAATGTTTCGTCAAAATATATTTTTTTAAACGCACTTCCTGCCAAAGGTAAGTAGAAAAGCAATCTGTCTAACTCAGGATCAAACTCTTGCATATTATGCATAATTTGATAATTCATATAATCTTGCACTCTTTGTGATTGTGCTTCTACTTCTGGACTAATCGCTCCTATTATCTGGGTACGCACAGGGCCACTTGCCGGTAATAATTCTTTATACGCTTGCGCTTGGAATTGTGTAACAGCTTCCGCTATCACCGGATGTGTAACACCACTAGACCCACGGAAAGGTTCATCACGCTCTTCATATTTTAATCCTAATAACTTGAGTCCCTCAGCGTAAGAATTTTCCCAGTCTTGACGAC